ATCAATGTGAAAATGAATTCGTTGTCGTGCCGAGTACTGGCACCTCCGATAACTTAATTGGAGACCTAAAAATAGGTACTACCGCCCGCCCGGGCGGTCAAAGTTATGAGGGAAGTGGCAGCCCTCACCAGCGTGTCTTTTTCACGGACACGCATGGTTGGCTTAAGGTGATAGCCATAACACCCGTCCTCGGCCCTTTTAAGGGTTGTACGGAGGACGTTAAGGCCATTATTGGTCAAACATTGAGACGTATCAGGAAGTTTTTTGAAGACTTCGGCTTTAATGCCATGGGATACGATCTCGCTAAGACGCAGGTTTATTACGAGAACCTGTGTAGCCAAGTTGCAAAGCCCGATCCTTGGATCGAGGTTTTTAAGTACGCTATTGCGTGCTCATTTGCAACCGGTTCAGGCCAGCCCCTCCCGCCTAATGATTTGAAGCTTGTTGGCTTCAAGGCGGGGGTTGTGTTGCTGGGCCGAGCTCAGAAGTTTATCGTGAGTCTTCGAAGACACCTTCCCGACGAGTTTGAGGAGTTTAATACTACTCTGTCCCTTGGGTTGAAAGGTTGTCTTCCTAGACCGACTTCTAAGCGTATAGAATTTGCTGAGGCGGGAACTATGGACAAGTTGTTTTTCTGTCCACCTGCCCTGGTGCCTCTTGATCACCTTTCGGTGGCGCGATTCATTCATGAACACGTTGCTGAAACTCTTAATCGAGAATGCATAGTGCAAGATGTCTCATCGAACGAGCTTCTTCGTGCTGCGCAACGATACGGTAAGGTTTCGGTTTTAAACCAATTAAAGCGGGAGATCCGCAGAACCGTACAGGAGGTATTCGACGGGAACGAAATGACTGAAAGTGATTTTCACTTTGTCTTTCCTTCGACGTCGGCAAATTATATATTGAGCCGTAATTTTGGTGGATCCGTCACAATCATCCGCAATGAGCTAGATGAGTTCTTTCGTCATTGTGATCCCGAGGATCTACAGACAGAATTACAGGTTTCCCAGATCAAAAGGCGTATTTGGAAAGATGGGCCGGTCTCTAAGACCTTAGTTCCCTTCACCCATGGTGAAGACTTTCATATGCGCCTTGTGGAGATCAGCGGTTTTTGGGAGGAGATGGTTAGTTATGAGGTTACTAATGCGGAGCATTTCGATGATTTGCTTTCTCGCATTATGTCTTATCTCATAGATCGCGCTCTTCTTGAGGAGCCTCTTATAGAGCCTGTTGGCTTAGCTGAGGCACTCAAGGTGCGGATCATAACCAAATGTCCCCCACTTCTTATGTATGTCATGAAACCTCTCCAATTGTGGATGAGTCGAACTCTCCTACGCTGTAGGGCTTTTTACCTAACCGGGAAGCCGGTTGACGCTAAGTTAATTAGCGATGTTTTTGGTAAAGCCTTGGCGAAGGGGTATTCATGGCTATCTGGCGACTATAAGGCCGCCACAGACAACCTTAGAGGCTGCCTGTCAGAAGTTTGTGCTGCTGAAATTTCGAAGTATATAAGACCAAACCGGTTTCTTGACGAGGATACTTTAAAGTCCTATAGGACCTTGTTTACTCGTTCTTTAACTGGCTTTATCTTTGACATTGAATGCCAAAGATTTAAGGATTGGCAAGCACGTGGACTCATCGAGTCCACCGCATACACAGAGGATAGTCCTAGACTAAGTCCCGACGGAAACCCTCAGTACCGATTCCCTCAGGAAGACGGTCAATTGATGGGTTCGGTTACATCTTTTTGTGTTCTGTGCCTTATTAATGCTGCTCTTTGTAGATTTTGCATGGAGATGGGCTCGTATGAGTCCTTCGACTTAGAGACTTGTCCCCTTTTAGTTAATGGGGATGACTGTGTCTTTGTGGCAAATCTACAGACGCATTATGCGTGGCTGTGCTTGGGCCCTATCTGTGGTTTGAAACCAAGTCTTGGGAAGTATTACTATACTAGTGACTTTTTACAAGTCAATTCCCGAAGTTTCCGTCCTTGTAATCCCTATTATACGGGGTTGGACGAGATATCTTGCTTCAGACTAATCAGATTTGTGGCTTATGGTCTTGTCGATGGTTTAGGTCGAGTCGCCCGTACTAAGGGTGTTACTCGTTCACGTGATATGCAACTGTCTATGACAGATATGCTTTTTAATATCGGTGATCGTCATAATGAGGCGATTAATTTGGCGCCTCCTCGACTTTGTGATAAACTACATCGACGAATTATTTCGAAATTACAGTTAGTTCTCCTCGGACTTGAAGGTCCGATGCAGCATTTCAAATCCATTCCCTGGTTTGTCCCACATTGGTGGGGCGGTTTAGGTATTCGATATTCTAGTGAGGCAATACGCCATTCTGTTTTTCAGAAGATAGCATATCGAAAATTTCAAAAGAAAAACCCTGTTGCTCTTAACTCGGTCGCCAGTTGGCGTATCCGTGAATTAACGGCGAAAGGTATACCTAAGCGTCTGTGCCAGGAGATGGCAAATGAAGATGCTGGTTCTGTGCGTTTCAACAACCTACTAGCTTTCCAGTTATTGATAGTTACTTGTAGCTATCGATTTATCGGAGATATGAGTCCAGTTCAACAGCGACGCTGTAAGTATCTGGATCTTCGACGATATGGTAAGGCTCAGGATCACGCGATTGCAAAATTGCGTGCTGTCGCTGACTATTGGAGTCGCGATCTTCCGAAGTTCGGTCGTTCTAAGAAACGTTCAGATGTCTTTGATCTGTGGGAAACCACTTGTGTATTCTGTCCGTATGTGACTTTCCGCATGTATGCGGAGACGGATTTAAGTGTTTGACCTTTAATTTAGGATCTGTGTACCGGAGTCTGGCTTCGCCTGTGACTCTTTGCATTGGTAACATTTCCGTGGGCATGCTAATTCGGATTCGTCCGAAGATGCCGTCAACTTTTATCAGTATAGAGGGTAATAACCTATTTGGGGCTAAAATCAAAAAGCTTAAGTGCTTTGCCCTGGATAGGACCTCCTGACTAATAAGACCTAAAAGTTGTCCCACGAGAAACGTGAGAGCCAATCTTAGTTTCCAGCGTCGTCTATTTTTAGACACCGGCAGTGGTAGGCCACCACTGACAACAACG